CCCGACGAAATCTCAGTAACAGAACCACAAGTCGAGGAGACACCCATGTCGGAACATATCGAAGCCGCAGCACCTGAAGCCGCGCCAACCGCACCCACCATTTTTGCATCAGCAAAGAAGGCCCCCCGCCTTCCGTCAGCTGGTGAGTGGATGGCCGCTTTTCACCAGGGCGGAGAAACTTTCGCCAAAGTGAACTCATCGGTTAACGATTGGAAGGCTGAACATCAGTCAACCTACGAAGCCGCTGCAGGCGATGTTGCCACAACCAACACTCCAGGCTTGCTCCCAGTTCCCGTGTTGGGCCCGCTCGTTCAGAACATCAACTTTGTTCGTCCAGTTGTCAATCGTCTTGGCGCTCGCGCTTATCCTGACAATGGCTCACAAAAGACTTTCGTTCGTCCGACCATCACGACTCACACCACGACCGCTGCACAAGCCGCCGAATTTGATGCCGTGTCGGCCACCACAATGGTTATTGCCTCGAATACGATTAGCAAGACCACCGTTGCCGGTCAGGTTTCGTTGTCAATGCAAGACATTGACTTCACAAGCCCCGCAGCAATGGAACTCATCATGGCTGACCTCATGGGCGAACTCATGCTTAAGACCGACGACATTGCAGCCGACGCACTTCTCGCAGCTGCAACATCATCGGGCGTATGGGACCTCACCGCAGTCGACTTGATGAAGTCGCTATACGACGCCGCAGTTGACGTCAGCAACGGCACCAACTTTTTCCCAGACACCTTGTTTGTCAGCCCTGACGTTTGGGGCCAGTTGGGACAAGTCGTTGACTCGAGCAACCGTCCCTTGTTCCCATATGTCGGCGCACCTGGTCTCGCAGGACAGAACGCGCTCGGTGGCGGAAACGCAACCACTTGGGTCGGCTCTAACCCGCTCGGACTTGAAATCGTCGTTGACAGCAACTTTGCTGCCAAGACCATGATCGTCACCAACGCATCCAAAGCATTCGAGTACTACGAATCAGTACGCGGAATCTTGAGCGTTGAACAGCCAGCCACGCTCAGTCGTTTGTTCTCGGTTCACGCTTACTGCAGCACCTTTGCCGCAGTTGGCTCAATGATCCGCAAGATCACCCAGGCCTGATCGGAGGCCGTCGTGACGGCAACTTACAGTTTGCAATACGGCGGGATTATTCCTGGCTATGTCACCGTCTCAACGCTGACACCAAACGAAGTTGTAGTTGGCGCAACCATCACGGTTTCGTCTGCTACTGCCCCGTACAACGGCACATATGTCGTTTACGAAATGCCACAATTTTTGCCAGTTAATGTTGGCACCGACGGCATCATTGAGTTTGATACTTCGTACCCAATTGAAAACGCGATTATGTATGCGCGTACGCAAACAGTCGAAGCTTGGCACGCCCATACCGGCACGCTGACATTTACGCAGACTTGCACTTGGGTGACAGGACCACAGATTGCTACTTATCTTGGGATTACGACTGCTGGAGATGAAACTGCTTTTTTGGTGCAATGTGCAGATGCCACAAATGCGTTCTGTTTCAGGCGTCGCCAAGAATCTGGGTACATTGACTCGCTCACGACTTCGCCGTCGGGAGATGTCACCCTCGGTACTTTGATGTACGGGTCAGCTCTTTACCGTCAGCGCGGCTCGGTTGACCAGTTTGCGTCGTTCACTGACATGGCATCAGCACCAGTTGTAGGGCTCTCAGGCATCGTCAAACAGTTGTTAGGTATCAACAGACCACAGGTCGCCTGAAATGGCTTACACCGACTTCCTGAATGAGGCCCTAGATGATCTCGTGGATACTCTCAAAACTATTTCGGGCCTTCGTGTCGTTAATGATCCTCGCAATATCGCTCCACCTTGCGCTTTTGTGGATGCTCCATCCATCGAATCGTTCAACTACAACATCGTCAAAATGACTTTCCCAGTGACCCTGATTTCTAACGGCCCAGGCAACCTAGACGCACTGCGACAGCTGCTGAACCTGACGTCATCTCTGGTACTTAAAAACATTGCGGTCATGTCAGCCTCACCAAAAGTTGTCACGGTCGGCGGAGCAGATTACGCAGGCTTTGAACTCATCATCCCGATACAAGCACAGAACGGATAACCAATGGATCGTTATATCATCAGTTCAATTCGAGTCGGCGAGATCGGCACGGCGTTTATCGCGTCACCATCTGACGATATTGAATGGTTGCTTGCTGGCGGGTTCATTCAGCGTTCCGACACCCACCCGAGCAAAGGTGCTAAATTAGCGACGAAGCCCGACGCGACCAAAAACACAAAGGATTGATCCGTCATGGCAACTTCCACATATCTCTCAAACCCAGTCATCGCCATCGGAGCCGTTGATATCTCCGATCAATGCACCGCCGCAACTTTGACGCAGACAATCCAAGAATTACAAGCAAATGGCTTCGGCAGTTCTGCCGTTGCATACGTTGCAGGTTTGCAAAACAACTCTTTGACGCTTGACCTTTACTGGTCAACTGCCGCTTCAGAAACCTACGCAACCCTTAAGTCGCTTGTTGGCACTGTTATCACCACGATTACCGTTAAGGGATCGTCGGCCGCTACCAGCGCAACCAACCCGATGGGAACTTTGACCGGCAGCTACTTGCCGACCTTGGCTCCCGTGTACACGCTTGGAGCCCTCACGACCTGCTCCGTAACTTTCATGGGCGGCACGTTCGCCTGGTCGGAAGCCTGATCTAAAACCTCAACAGAAATGAGCCCGACATGAAGTTAACAATCCGATTCGACATCGGCTTTGGACCTGCGACCATTACGACAACGCTCGCAACGCTTGTCGCGTGGGAACGAAAGTTCAAAATGAAAACGTCAGACCTTGCCGATAATTTTGGTATGGAGGACATAGCGTTCATGGCGTGGCACTCAGCTAAAGTCCAGACCGATCACGGACAATCTATTCCGGTGGAGTTTGACTCGTTTGTCAACAAACTTATTGACATTGAGATCGTGAACAGTGATCAGGGAAAAGTTACCCAGACGGAAGTTTCCGACACTCACTAGCACAGCTGCTAGTCCTCACGGGCTACTTCCCAAATGAGGTAGAGTTTGATGTTGACGACCTCCTGACAGTCGCTGAGATACTGAAGGAGAGATGACCGATGACAATGCAAGTTCAGGGACTTGAGTCAACTCTTAAGACGTTGCAAAAGATTCAGCCTGAGGTTAAGAAGCAGTTCTTTAAGGACGCGAAGCAGATCGTGAAGCCTGCAGTTGATGAGGCTAAAGGTGCGTACCGTTCGGACTATTTGTCGGGCATGACTCGGGCATGGTCGCCTGGTGGCCGACCCATTTTCCCCTGGAATGTTGGCGCGGCTCAAAAAGGTGTGACAGTCCAAACGTCATTGTCTAAGAAACAGGACGCCGTTTTGATTTTTTCGCAGAAAGACGCTGGAGCTTCTATTTTTGATATGGCGGGCAAAAGGACCGAGAACCGCCTTGGGGACGCTCTCAACGCATTCCAGACCCCTTCACGCGTAATGTGGCGCGCCTATGAACATCATGCCGGGCAAATTGAAGGCGAAATGCAAAAGTCGGTTGATGAGGTTATGTCTCGAATCAGCGCGCTAGAGAAAATGGTGATCCTCTAATGGCTATTCGAATCCCAATTATTACCGACCTTCAAGATAAGGGAATCAGGGACGCCAAGATTGCGTTTGGCAATTTCAAAACCGCTGTCGGTAACGCTGAAGGTGGAATGGGAAAATTTAAGGCTGGCGCAACGTCAGTCATGGATTCGGTCAAAGCAAACGCAGCCACTTTTGCTGTCGCTGGTGGAGCTGCTTTCGTAGCGTTCGCCGCACAAGGAATCAAAGCGTTTCAAGATGTTGCATTAGAAGCAGGTAAGTTTGCTGCCGCGACAGGTCTCCAAGTTGAGGACGCTTCTCGATGGCGTGAAGTCGCAGGCGATATCGGTATCGGTGCAGATTCGTTGCAGACCGCTATCGGCAAAATGAATCAAACAGTCGGTCAAAATCCCGATTTGTTTCACAAACTTGGAGTTGATCTGGAATATGCGAAAGACGGTTCGCTAGACGTCAACGCAACATTTCTCAACACTATTCAGCACTTAAAAGATATTAAAGACCCAGCCCAACGCGCCAAAGAAGGCGTAAAACTTCTTGGTCGTGGCTGGAAAGACATGGCTCAACTGATCAACATTGGATCAGATGATCTGTCTAAATCGTTAGACAAAGTTTCGGCTTCAAAAGTAATTACCCCAAAAGAATTGGAACAGGCCCGCCAGTTCCGTGACACCATGAACGATCTCAAGGATCATCTTGAGGACATCACAATTGCGTTTGGTCAAGTGCTTATTCCGCTTTTGGACACAGTGGCAAAAAAACTTGAACCAATAATGAAAGTATTATCGTTTGATGTTGGTGGTTTCGGCATTGGTGACGCGATCGGCACAGTGACGGGACAAGTCCTTGATGCCATAAATCCGGTGACATATTTCAGTAACGCTTGGGACGGTCTCACAGGAGTGTTTGAAGACGGCGCTTCAATGACTGATCGCGCTGTATCAGCTGTTCAAGCTGCGGTATCAGTGGTCCCGCTAGTGGGAGACACGCTCAATGACATGGTTGGTTGGTTTAAGGACGACAAACCAAAAATTGAAGTGTTCGCTGGTGCGATGCGCGAAGCACGGGACGACAGCAAACAGTTTGCTGAGTTAATTCGAGACAAAACAAATCCGGAACTTCAACATCTAGCGGACAAACTTGTTTTGGCTAAAACTGCAACCGATAACGCCAAAGCGGCTTGGTCCAATCTGATCGGCCAGTTTGAACGCCAGGTCTCGTTTGACAAACTTGACACTGATATTGACACTCTTAAAGAAAAAGCGATCGCGGCTTTTGGTGGTGGCAAAGCAGAGATGGATGCGTTCCACGAAGCGCAGCTCATCGTCGCGCAAGATTTTGAAAAGATGGTGCAAAAATTCCCGCCCGAATTATCAACCAAAATTTCTATTGCAATCAACAGTGGTAGCCTTGCTCAACTTGCTTGGGCCGCTGGAACCGTGAAGTTCTTGCAACAACCGATTGGGTCGGGCGGTACTGATCCGTCCATCTATCGCAGAGTGGAAAACGGCAGTATTCCCGCTCTAGCTAACGGCGGTCCCGTTATGGGCGGTCAGTCGTATCTTGTTGGGGAACGCGGACCGGAACTGTTTACACCTAGTTCGTCTGGCAGTATTACGCCGAACGGTGCGATGGGTGGCAACACAATTACAATCAATGTGAACGGTGGCGACCCCAACAGTGTGGTACGAGCCTTGCAACAATATGTGCGTCAATCGGGTCCAGTACCAGTTAACACTCGAGCAATGTAATGACAAAAATTATTTGGCAAATATACAACAGCAGAACTGCAACTTATTATCAAAACATTATCCTGTCGGCTTCATACCAGTACGGGCGTCAAGGATATTTAGATAATTACGCTGGTCAAAGTATCAGCATTACAATCAAAAATCAGGCCAACGAATCAGCCAATTTCCAATTAAACGATCGGATCAGTTTAGTTGGCGCCATAGGTATTTATCAGCCATACAACCAGTCTTTTTGGGTGACCGCTATTGATTATCAGGATTACCCTGGAAACACTGGTGTGTCAACGGCGATCATTACGGCTGGCGACGCTATGCAGCGTTTGGGCCGTGTGTTGGGTAAAAGCGACACACTTTCAGCTGGTACCACTGGCGCACAAGTTGAATCAATGGACACAAAAAGTTCATGGCCCCCAGATATCACGACATATAGTTACGTTACATCAAGTCAGGCTTCAGCCGCAACAGTGACGCAATCATGGAACAACCAAATTAACCTGTTGCAAACAACTGAAAAAGGTGTCATCAGTTACGCAAACGGCCTACAAATTCAATTTATCGGTCGTGGTTATATAACAAGTCTCAGACCTACCGTTGTTACACCTTTGACGCAAAATGTTGCTCCAACTGCTATTGGTTATCAAACTTTTAATCGTTTAGGCTACGGCAGCACTTTTGTTAATAATGCGGAAATTACCCCTGCAGGTTTAGGCACGTCAACTGGCACAAACACTGCTTCAGTAACGCTTTACGGACAGAACGGCATAACTCAATCAACTGTTGACGCTGACGCTACACAAGCGCAAGGTAACGCCGATTGGACTGCTCGAGCATTGTCTGACCCTACAGTGTTGAGGTTTGAATGTGGTTTTAGCGATGTTTCACAAAATGAAGACGCTTTGTTTAATTTTTTGGCAAACGTAACTGGTTTTGGTTCAGTAAAACAAGTAACGGATTTGACTTATCGAGTACCCGGTGCAGGTTCTGACACGACAGTTGAAGTCATTGTTGAGGGTTGGTCGTTAAACATTACGCCCGAACAAGCCAACTACATTTTTTATTTGTCGCCGTTGACTTACTACCAGTTCTTTACACTTGACTCATCAACTTTAGGTATTTTGGATACTAGTCGACTCGGCTGGTAAAGGAGAAAACATGGCTATCAACCCAAACACAGACTTTTCGTCGGGCGCAGTCCTGACAGC